TTTTAATCGTGGGATCACAAACCATGTGTCAAAAGTTGTGAATCCTGGCTTTATGCTGGAGTGCGGATCCCTACCGCTATACTAAATTGGAGTGCCGGATCTCAACGGCTATAACAAGTGAGACATCCTAGTAGGGCTTGCATGGGACTCGTAGTGTCTGTCCTGCCTAGTGAGAAGATACGTCGAAAGTTAAGACTCCGTATTTCCTGATAGTGAAAACTATTGGAGTGCTGAATAACAACAGCTATAACAAATAGTTAATTAATTTCTTCATTTTCTTTTCTTCCTAATCATCTGTCCCTTCCTTTGACTTCCCTTGGATTGGAACCAGTTGATTCTTATAATTATGATTAAGTTTAGGGTATTTGTTGGAAGAGGGTACCTTCTACTGTGTGAAATCGCAGCGCGAGTTGTTAACCCTCCTCGCGAGATTCGGTAGCTTACTATCCCCGATACGCTGTGGTATGTATAACATCCGCTACAGACCTTCGGCTGTTTAGAGTAACGAATCTGCTCAATACCATTTTCACCTAAGTTTTTCTGAGGTGGGAGTTGGAGGACCATGTAATAGTTCGATCCTTGTCAATTCCCCGGTCACCGACGATTAATAAAGATGATTTTGGAGTCTATTGAGAGTATGGGGTCTTTGCCATAGACTTGGTACTGGAATGAGGCCACAACCTTCAAATATTCTATTCGCAATCTTTTTGTAGGTTTAGACTGATGAACCGGACAAAGTACACGGATTCAGCTTTAGATGTTGGTACACCCGTTGAGTAGAACGTAACACACCGTCTATGTTATTTCGGACACTGTCTTACGCCACCTTCTATTCATCGTACTGTATTCTTTAGCTGTCTTATGTTATAAATCAACATTAATGGCATCCACAACTATTGAAGTTAATCAGGGTTTAAATGGCATTTCTTCACATACACAAAAATCATTCGAAGCGTGCTTCGGTATGGTTGCAAATCAAATGTATGTTATCATTGATGACTACATAAAATTCTCTCGAACTTTGAATCGATCAGCTTCGTATTTTTATGCGAAAGCACTTGATACAAAAGTTAAGGGTCGTTACCAAGCGACTTTTGAACAGAATTCAACAAAGGACTTTATTCGTTTACGCAATCTGTTGCGCGTGTACGTTCCAGGTATTCATTTGGGACGAGTAACAAAACAGATGCGAGATCGAAAGTTCGAGACTCAGATTTTAGATTCCCAATTAAAATCTTTGGGTTCTAATCTAACATCGTTATTTAATTTACCATCTACGATATCTACAGCAGCTAAAGAAGCTGTAGATTTGTTTCGTCACGCCAATGACACATTGAATGGAATCGATAGTGTTATGGCTTCTGTTACAAATATTATTCAGAAACTAGCAACAGCTACAGAAACGATTGTCGCAAATGGTAGTAAAATTTTAACATGGGCACTGAAGGTCATTAGCTT